AGAAGCAATCGTTGTCCCTAACTGACCACGGCGGATATAGGTTCCCGCTGTGTAGACATTCTGTCCTGTGAGAGCACACGCGCTATAGGAGATGACTTCTCCATCCACGTAGCAGAGCATGGTGTCGCTATCAGCTGCTGCTGTCGAGCCTGACGCTAGAGCAGGACAGTTTTCAGCAAGCTGGACGACGAGCGAATTCGTCGTATCCGGATCGCTACCCGATGGGAAGGCTGCGGTCAATTCGCCAAGGACGGAGGGTGTATCCAGCGTGGCAACTTGCACATAGTTGGTGTCATCCTGAGACACCCATACGTTGGTTGATCCATAATTCTTACCTGTGCCACAGGCTCCCATCCAAATCTGGTTTCCGGCATATCCCACAAGTCGTCCAGCGGCCTCGAACAAGACAACCTCTGAAGTTCCCGGAGAAGCATAGGGGTTAGACACAACCTCAGCAGCCGATTGACCCTTGTTGTAAAGAGTTGCGCAACCTGCGCCAAACGGGTAGTCTTCCGCCTCGATCTTCAAGCCCTCAGTCGGGTCGTCAACAACTTTGGTGATGCGGACCGGGAGATTGGTAACCCCAAGATTTGTGTTGTTAATGCCCTGAGCCCAAACGCTGGATGTGGTGAGAGTAACGATGTCCATCGGCTCCACATACGAGTAGATGAACGGAAGGGTGAACTCATACGTGTTCCTGATGTACGTGCCGTGCTTCAGGCGCATGTTGGCCGCGAATGTGGCAGCGGCCAGAGTATGAATGAAGTTCCAGTCTTGAGGATCTTCAATTCGTGAACCGTAGCGATTGATTAGGCTCTGGTCGCTCTCCTCAGTTATTTCATTGGCATACTGACTGTGCCGGTTATCCCACTGCACCTGCACATTATTGAAGGCATCTTGCCACGCGCTACGCTTGATGCTTACCGGATCTGCGCCTTCCTTAGCAACGAAGTCGGTATCGTCCAAGGCCACAATGTATTCCGAGGGAGCAGTCCATGTGCAGCCGTTGGCAGCTTGGGTGGTATCACCGAACGGAACCAGCTTGAGCAAACCTTCACTGACGAAAGATGCACACATTCCAGCTTCCAACCACTTCGCCATGGTTGAGTCGGCTGTATCCTGCGAGTCAAGCACCGGACTGATGAAGAAGTTGTTCGCCGCGAACCAATTCCACGCAGTCGACCCAACCTGCTGCACTGACGGAGTTCCGGGAGTGCCCCACGTCCCGTTTGTTCCGTTATCAATGAACGCGGTCGGGAATGGGATGGCTCCTACTCCTAAACCCCATTGCGTGTCAGTGAGAACACGGTAGATGCAGTGAACTGGATTACAGTCTAGGATTGGTCCACCACTGGCATATACACCACCGTAGATGTCAGGCGTGATTACTTCGAATGAATTCTCTTGCGGCTCGCCTCCCATTCCAAAGTCCATCGGCTCATAAAGGAGAGTGGCACAGCCGCTGTATCCCAATGCTGCACCAGGGAAACTACCCGACAGGAAGCTGTAAGGAGACTGGCCGATGTAACCCTCCGAGAGAGTGAAATCCAGCATGGTGGATTCATTCTGGCCAACTGCGTTTGGATTAGAAATTTGGAACGTGAGGGTGACCTCAGCGCCGATGTCGGCTGAAGCGAACCGATACGTGGCAGGTGCTGAACCACTGACCGAATAGGTTCCGGCAACGGACGGAGTTCCGAAAGTCCTTGTGAGAGCATCGCCGGAATTACTTCCAGTTCCGGCGTAGACCACACCCAAGTCGGCCTCGAAGGCGTAGGAGCCACCTACCTGAATAGTGCATCCGGCAGGGACGATGTCGTTTTCTTGGTTATCGATAGTGGTGAGCAAGAAACCATAGGACATTTGCACAGTCTTGCCCACATCCGCACTGGAGAAGTTGTAGACTCCCGTGGAAGGTGTAACGGAATACGTGCCAGCGGTGAGAGTGGCTCCATAGGCCAATTGGGTAAAAGGAATCGAAGTCGTGTTAGCTACAGTCGTGGTGCCAGGGGCACTGTAATCGCTGTAGGATGCCGAGTAGGACGAAACTGGTGTTACCCCATAGTTGTTAGTCAGAGCACCACCGTTGGCCGGAGTGTACGTGTATGATGGCCCAGCGATGGTGTAGCTTTCGTTGGCAGTAGGTGAGCCCAGCCAAGCCTGACCTGTCCATACATCACCGATACCAGAGATTGGGCCTGCGCATAGTCCTACAACGACATCAGCGGAGTAGAGGTATTCTCCGCCCTTGCCACCTCCCTTACCTCCACCTCCGCCCCCCTTCTTGCCGCTGGAGTCCGGTGTCGCAGTGAATCCGTCAATCCAGAAGATAAGTTGGTTGGTCTTGGCACATCCCATGATGACAGTCAGGGGCTTGCCTAGATCGCTCGTATTGATCTTGACCCCGAAGAGTTTCTCTGGTTGATTACTTCCACCGCCACCAAAAACGTTTCCCATTACACCACCCCATCCCGGAGCGTAAAGAACAGCTTCTCTGATTTGGCAAATCTCAACCGTGACTTGGCATTCCCTGCCTTCACTTTGTCGCCATAGGCATGAATGAAGAAGTCAGGCCACGACTTGATAATTGCTCCATGACAGTACGACTTGCTTCCTGTGAGCCTCCATACCACAAGGTCACCCGGAAGAACCTCCGTCTCAGGAATCTCACGGAAGAACTTCAATACCAAGTCCACATACTCCGTGCTTGCGCGATGTAGACCAATGAAGAGCGGGTAGTCCTTGGGGAGATCAGTCATCGTGGGGATGAGATCACAGTTGTGATAGACGCCATAGATAAGTTGTCCACAATCGACACCAGCACCCTTGACGCAGGACCAGCCCCTGTAGGGTGTCCCTATATCCACGACACAGCTTCCTCTACGATTTGTTTTCTTTGGTCATTCGTGAGTGGCACGTCGGATCTCCTTTCGGGTTAGGTACTGAAGAGCAATATGACGAGAAGTGCTCCGCTGTATCTGAACCTCTTGAATTTGGTCTTCGGTGAAGTTCCTACTTCCACGCAGTTTGTGTGAAGTGTGCTTAACCCCCAAACATCGCTTGCTTTGTGCCAGACGTCTCTCATGAGTCCAACCTTTTCTTACATGTTCAGAACGCTGCTCAGGAGATAGCGCCTCAAAAGCTAAACGGCAGGGTGGTTTAATTCCTTTGGGCGGATGAACGACGTTCTTGACAGCAGCCCGTGCTTTCTTTCCAAACTCTGACCTCTGTTCAGGTGTGCGCGCCTCATTCATAAGTCTTCCAATTCTGCTGCGCTCTGTAGCCGATGTTTCAGCCCAACGCTTGAGTTGAACTTGAGTAGCTTTCTCGCTCGTAAAGCCTCCTCCTCCAGCGTCTAAGTTGTAGCCGATGTCGGGATCTAGTGAACGAAACGCATCTATTAGGCTGATTTCCCACTTAAACGCGGCTGCTTCAGACTGCAAGGCGGGTATTACCCACTGAATTCGCCAATCAGCCCGATTGGAATATTTCCTCATGGCAGGATAAAGGTGTGACAAGCCATCCTTACTCTTGTCATAGTTCTTAGAGTTACGGAACTTCTGTCCGAGATACTCTTTAAGGCTGCTTTTTCCGTAGTGCTTCCCAACATAGTATTTCCCCATTCCCGTAACTGGGCTGATGTCAGCAACACAGGTAATCATGTAGACGCCACAGTGTTCATTCACACACCTCTAATACTTAGGGCGTTCCTATCCAGCATTTTGCTTCTCTCTGTTCAGTGGTCAGCATGATCTACACCGCATTCTGAGGTGGAGGCACGAACGGCATCCCACCAAAATGGACTTGGTTGTTGAACTTCTGGTTGCACGTTGAGACGGACTTATCGCAACCGGCAATAACTGAGAATGTGTCACCGATAGAGGGTGGGAATATCCACGGGTACATGACTTCCAAGTGCCCGCTGGAATCATGCAGCTTGACACACTGACTCAGGCCAATGTTTGAACCAGTCAGACACGTTACGACGCCTTGTGTGTAGTAACCCGCTGGATGACTGAAAGCTGTAGTCGGGACCATGATCCAACCTGTCGTCCCTGTGGCAGCGGTGAAGTTTGTCGTGTAAGAGGACGCTGCAAGTCCGCAGTTGAGGTCACAGAATCCCCAAGGGCAATTGGACTGAATGATGCGAGTGGGAACCTTGACATTCAGGAGATAGCAGTAGTCGGCACACTGAAAGACAATCTTGTTTCGACTGATGGATTGAATGTCGGTGATCTGTCCCCAAAACTTGTTCTCCACACCAGCGGATACATTTCCATACTGTCCAAGAGGCATGTAAACCGTTTGAACCGTGATCGAACAAGCATCAAATAATCCATTGAGAGCAGCGTTGAGGATGCCTGTAGGAGTGCCGGGATAGATCGTGCCTAGTTGTGGAATGCAGGTCAGGTCCATTGTGTTGCTGTGTAGGTCGAAACTTGCGTCGGATGTGATAGCACCACGGGACCACACTCCGTACTTGCTCGCATAGAAGGTGGTAGTAGAGCCTGCCCAGCCGGGAGTCCCACTTGGTACGGTCACATCGAATTGCCCGGATGTTGCGTTAACTGTTTGAGAGTTTGGCAAGGCGATACTAAACAGGTCCGCTCGACTTGTGCCGGGGTTCGTCTGTAGATAGGCGATAAGCTGTGAAGGCATCCGCTTCATGTTAGAGACCTCCCATTACTTGGCCGTCCAAGTTGCAGCAGCGGTACAAACGTAGAGTGTCGTTGTCGGACTGCTACCGTCTGTGTCGCTATAGAGGGAGCCGATGTTGCTCGAAGTGCAAAGCCCTGCGGAGGGAACTCCCGAAGAGCTATACCAGCAAGCACGACCACCTGCCCAGCACATCGCGGTCACAGCAGAGTTGCCGATCATGATTGTGTTGCTCACAGTGGCTTGTGCGTTGTATCCGATCACAACATCATTGGTTAAGCCATCGGTGCTGTCGTTCGCATTCTCGCCAATGAAGGTCGAGTAAGAAGTGGTCGTCATCGGAGTACCGGAGTTGCTTCCGGAGTATGCACCGATTGCTGTATTGCCTGTTGCAGCTACGGTGGCAACCAAGGTGCCCTTGCCTATGGCAGTGTTTGCATTGCCGGTCGTATTGGCTACAAGAGAACCCTGTCCAACTCCGGTATTCTCAACACCCGTTGTGTTGGCATGAAGAGTATTTAGGCCGAGAGCCGCATTGTTATAGCCAGTCGTGTTGACGTAAAGAGCACCTTGACCGGCACCGACGTTGTTGTAGCCTGTCGTGTTCGAGGCAAGAACTCCAGGACCCATTGCCAGGTTGTTGATGCCAGTTGAGAAGGCTGTAAGACCGCCACCCAAGTTCACTGACCCAACTCCAATACCAGCAGAGGTTACGCTCAGGCCGTTGATGGTCGGAACCGTTATCGGTCCTGTGATCGCACCGCCACCTATGGGCAGGTATCCAGCAGTCGGACCCTCCACGAAACTGATTTCGTCAAGATTCTCGGAAACAGTGATTGCCGTCCCAGTTGTTGCTCCGATGTCAATCTGGAACTGTATTCCTGACGTCGAAGCCCATCCGGTTGGAAGGGTTGTCGCCACGTAGGACATGCTGATAACGTTTACATTTCCGTCCACAGAAATGGAGTCAAAATACTCGCAGGGCATTCCTCCGGAACAAGAGGTATCTCCAACAACACGATGGAACTTCTCGATGATATGGTGCCATGTTCCAGAGGTCAGATTGCAAGCAGCAGTAGAAGTCTGCCAGGGACTGGAGTTGTTTGCGATTTGCCAGTAACCCAGAGTCTGGTTGCACTGAGTGCCAAACATGAAATCAAGATTGTCACTGGCATCGAAGATGAACGAATCGAACTCGATGTTGTCAGCCGCAGATCCGTTGGTTATATAAACCTCGAAGTCGGAAGTGATCGTGGTGCAGCTATCGCAAGATCCCGCCGAGTAGACCCAGAGTGCGTTGGTCTGGGTAGATGTGGCATTCGTGGTCTCAGAAATGAGCATCGAATTACCATCTAACGAAGGTGTGGCGTGCCCGATGGACTGAACGGTTGACGCAGGAGTATCCGTGCCACCTGGATTGCAAGCAGACAGAACGCAGACTGCCTTCCACTTCGTTAGAGAATCATCGATATTGCTGAACGATAGTGGCGGACCGCCAGTTTGGGCGTCCACGTATTGCTTGGTTGCTGCCTGCAGATTAGTTGTCGGATCAGCAGTGAGCGTGACAGTGTTGAAGTGCCCTGCCGATGAATACACGTTGTCCGTAGCATGTAGATCGGCGAGCCATAGAGTTCCGTTGTAACTGCCCAGAGGTCCAGACCCAAGATCGAATGTGCCACTTCCAGTCAACTCAAGCTCGCCTGCCGGTGTTCCTCCAGGGGCCCAAAATATTGTCGGGTTGCTTGAGGCAGTGACGTAGAGGTTATCGAAAGAGTCTCCAGTCAAGGCAGACAACGGGACATAAGCCG